TTCGTCGTCGGGGCTCCCGTGGTCGTACTCGCCTGCGGAAGCGGTTGCAGAAGCGTCAGACGGAGAACAATCTTGTTGAAGAGACTGCCGTTGATCGCACCGCTGGGCTGATACTGGTCGTGGTCAAGCGCAAACGAGTACATGTACGTCCCTGCAAGCGCCGGCGCATTTCCTGTCGTATGCCGATACATCTGAAGCTGGGAGAAATAGGGAAGCGGCTTGGTCTGAAAGCGCTCCTTGGCGTCGAGGAGGAGAACTCCGTCCACCATCGGATCCCGTGGGAACGTCGAGGTCGTCTGCTGCTGTCCGGACGAATACATCGCAGGGACGGTGGAACTCGCAGCAGTCCAGGGGGCGCGCTTCGGGTCCGGCCAGTTGGTGTAGTTGTCCCAGTCATTCGCCTTGATGCGGTCCGACCGCTGGGCTGCAAACACGATGCGAGTGACAAGATTGTAGAGCGGAATCTCGAGGTCTGTGTTGCCTCCAAACTGACCTTCCTTCCCGACATAGCGAACGGTCTTGATGAGCACAGTCGTATCTGCCTTTGCAATCTGGTTCCACTCCGTCTCTGTGAGGTAGATGAAGTTTCCCTCGATGTAGGGGTCGGGGAAGAATGTCGTGAGAAGCGGATTGCTGGGAAGTCCGGTTGTCAGCGGAGGGCTGAGGAACAGCTGCAGCGGGTAATTCTCCGGAGCGATACGCTGTCCGTAGGTGATGCTCTCCGGGTCCACATCGACAACCGTATAGAGGTCCGTGACCTTCCGAAGCGTGACGTTGATATAGACCTCCGAGTTCTGAAGGGCCGCCAGAGGAAGTGCCAGACCCGGATTCTCTGCGAACCAAAAGTGAAGCGGAACGACGAGTTGACGAGACCGGATGCTCGGCTCGGGAACCGTTGTCTTCGGGAGGAGCGTCGGAATGGTGACCGGTGTAATCGCGTGCGGGTACTGGTTCCGACGGTCATACGCGTTTCCGGGGTCCGTCAGCTCAACGACATTTCCGACCATCTGGTCCACAATCTGGCGCTTGTTCTGGTCGTGTGTCAGATAGGAATACAGCTTGAGCCACTCGCCCCGGAGGCTCTGAATGACCTGCCCGTTCATCGTCAGGTCCACGTGGTCAATCATGTTGTAGCCGATGTTGTCGATCCACTGGAACTCGTAGCCAATGGCGTTCGGTGCTGTCGACGTGGTATCCGACCCGTAACCAGGAGGGAGCGTGGGCGTCGAGGAGCCGAGATACTTCAGCGGAGACCAGATGTCCGGGAGCGTCAGCACGAGATAGGTATCGTGCAGCAGCTGTGCATAGCGATCGACGCGACACGAGAGAGTTCTCGTCCCCGTCTGGGAAAACTCGAGATTGGAGGCCGAAAAGCTCATCCGAATTGATTCCATGGCAAAATTGGTATGGCGACGGTACACGGCCCGGAAATGCGTCATGGAAGGACTTCCGTTGACCAATTCATTCTGGGCCCCGACGGCGACCAATTGGAGGAGTCCGCCCGGCATTTGTATCTAGGCAGACGGAATCTTTAACTTTCTTCTTCGACGAGATAGACGAATCGTAAGAACAAGAAGAGGCTTGCAAGTTGGAACCCACGGATACTTACCCAACGTGCGATGGAATCGTCCATGATCACTGCTGAGAAACAGTTGCACGGACGCCAATCGGACGGAGCGCCTGGCGAGAGATAACGTCCTTCGTGTTCACCGTCGAGAAGACCCCACGGTAGGTTTCACAGCCCGAGCACCAGTTCGTCACCGTGATTCCACCCGGAGCATCGCCCCACCCAGACGGAGCGGGAACGTGGAGAACCTGGCGGATCGTCGCCCGGTTTGCAGCCGTTGAAAGATAGACAGCGTTCGTCTTATTCTGTTGCGGGGGAGGCGTCGAATAGTAAGACGTCGAGACGAGTTGGCGCTTCTTCATCGTCAGGTAATCTTGTGCGGAGTTGACCTGCATTGTCTTACGCAAAGAGATTTATACGCGCGGCCCGCAGAGTATTCAATGCGTGTCGTTCTCATCAGCACTCATATTGATCAGACCACGGGCTACTCCAAGGTCGCCCACAATCTTCTCAAGCAGGCCTCCACGCTTGCTCCTCGTGTGAAGCTGTTTCACTACGGCTTCCAGCGCCACCAGAACGCCCCGGGGCACCGTAAGGCTCCTCCTGGAGTCAATCTCTATGATGCGGCTGCGAACGAGGACCCCAAGGAGAATGGATTCGGGTTCAACAAGGTCTACGACTATCTCGAGATGGTGGGACCGGATATCGTGATGATCTACAATGACCCCCTCATCATTCACCAGTTCGTCGAGGCGATGAAGCACGACCGGAAGACGGCCACCTACAAGCTCTGGATCTACGTCGACCAGGTCTACGACGGAATTGCGCCCCCTCTGATGAAGAGCATCCGCGACCACGCCGACCGCGTGTATTGCTTCACGGAGATCTGGAAGCAGAAGTTCCTGGCCTATGGTGGCTTCCCGGATGTGCGGATTCTCGAGCACGCAGCCGATTCGACGACCTTCAGTTCGCTTCCCGAGGATACCCGAGCCGTCTTCCGCAAGTCCCTTGGAATCCCCTCGAACGCGATTGTGTTCCTCAATGCGAACCGGAACAGCCAGCGGAAGCGTCTGGACCTTACCCTTGCCGGGTTTGCGCGTGTCCTGAAGACGACCCCGAATGCCTATCTCATCATTGCGACCAACGTCACCTCGCAGGGTGGCGCGCACTATGACATCCCCGGAATCTTCCAGCGCGAAGCCACGCTGCATGGACTCGACCAGCTTCTGATGTCCCATCTCGTCCTCATTGATACGGCGCCTCCGAATCTCGTGGGCGACGAGGGCATCAATCAGCTCTACAATGCTGCGGACATCGGCATCAACACCTCGGATGGCGAGGGCTTCGGTCTCTGCCAGCTGGAGCACATGCTCACCGGTGCGCCGCAGGTTGTGACGGATATCGGCAGCTTCCGCACCTTCCTCGATGAGACGACTGCGGTCTTCATTCCTCCCGGCGATGACACGTATTTCCCGGGCTCAATGCCGCTCGGTGGATGGGCTCCGACGTTCTCCATTGACGCAGTCGCGACGGCCATGTCGAAGGCGATTGAGACTCTCCCTGCGCTCCGTGCGAAGGTGAAGGCCTATCCGTTCAAGACGTGGACCCAGGTGTGCGATGGATGGCTCGAGGACCTCCTGAATGCCTAGGGCAACATCCATTCAATCGAGGTCGGGGTTGTAAGGACTCCGACCCGAAGGAGACGTTCCTGGTCTTCGAACGCCGGTCCATCATAGACCTCCTTGGTCTGGGGGTCGATGAGAAAGACCATTCCCTTAATCGCCACCTTCTGAAGCCTCCGCTTGCGCTTCGTCATGTTGCGCAAGTACGTTAGGTCCGTGTCGTCGGACTTGACGTTCGGCTTATACGCCAAATCCTCTCCCGTTGCAGTGCTATCGAACCGCATACAGGATACCACAGGAGTCTCTTTGCTATGGAGCTTCCTGTGGAGTTCGCAGTCGACCGCCGCTGATTTGAGAAGGGTTGCGAGACGCTTTGTCGTCACGTCCTTCTCATACGAAATTTCATAGAGATACTGATCGGTCGTCATAAAGACGTCCGAGGGGTCTCCCTCATACCGCTTGGTCGACATGTCCGAGCGGCGCACCAGGACTACGTTATTGGAGCCCTCCGTGGACTTGGCTTGGTCCTCAGTAAAGACCGAGACGTAGAAGCTGACCTTCACCGTACGCTGATCCAGGGGAAGGCTTGCGTGTGAGCAAATGCGGACCGCACGTCCGATGACCTGGTCGTGACGCGCAGGATTCCAGTGGGGCTCCATGATGTGGACTCGCCGCACGTTCAAGAGCGTAATGCCCTCGGCACCCGCTGACGAGGCCATGAACAGGCAGAGGATCTTCTTGCCCCGACTCTCGACCGAGGCCTTGAGACTGGCGGGGAAATCGCGAGCATAACTCGCATTGAAGATCTGGCGAATGAGTTCACGCTTCTCGGCATCGTCACCCGCCTTGGCACCTGCATAGAAGGCATACGCCGGTTTCTCGGAGGTCATGCTCGGGTCCTCGACCCACTGATTGTTCTGCTTGACGAGCTTGTATTCCTGCCAGCCGTTGGCATCGAGGATTGCACTGAACACCCCGAGACCTTCGAGCTCGCGATACTGCGAATAGACGAACTGATTGTTCCAGGCCTCCCCCGACCCCATCGACGTCTTGATGTTGGTCAGCATCCGGAGCATCTTGGGACTGAAGGTCTCCAGCGCCTTCTCGGAGAGGAACCGCTTGGGGTCTGCCCGAAGCTTGTTCAGGATGACCTCCTTGTCGGGAACTGCATCCTCGGACGCTGCATCTTCGTCAAGTTGACGCAGGTCGGGAGGAATCGCGTAGTTGCATGCGAGTCGAGAGTTGACACGAAAGGTCTTCATCTCCTTATCGGCCGTGCCAATCGTCGCGCGACGCTTGTTCTGCTGGATTTCCTTGAACCGAACGTCGAGGTAATGATTGAACTGCTCGGTCGACATCGGAACCTGCTCGAGCATCTTCTCGGGCTCAATCACCTTCGGAAGCATGCGCTCATCCGCTCCCTTGAAATACGAGACGAGGCCCTGAATCCGGCGCTGGAGGAGAAGGGCGTTCTTGATCTGGAGTCCATCGAGGAACATCGCAGCGAACTCCTCGTAGTCGGAGGGGAGACATTCGAGCTGCTCCACCGTCACACGTTCGAGTGCAAGTTCAGCACCCCCAATCTCCGTCTCAAACGTGGACTTCCAGGAGGCCACCCAATCCTGCGGGCTCCCAATGGACACCATCTCGGGCTTGTACTGAACGGCCGTCCGGTCTCCCTTCTCGTTGTAGATGCTGCGGAAGTTCGCGGGATTCCGGGTGACAAGCAGGTACTTCTTGAGGGTATTGTACTCAACCGTATCGAGGTCCGGGATTCCCCGCAGGACACTCGTCATCTTCTCCTCATCCCACGTGGGAATGGACTTGATCGGAATTGCGATGCGCTCAATCGGACCCCGGAGGAGGTTCATGAGGAAGGCGAGTTCGTTCGCACGGTTAATGACGGGCGTGCCGGAGAGGGCGACCACTTTGCAGTCAGTTGCGTTGTAGATGCGCTCGTAGAGCTTGCCGCCGAGCTCTGATTCGTTGATGACTCGGGAGATGAAGTTATGAACCTCATCAATGATGACCACGCTACCCGAATACGGGTTCGAACCGTCCTCAGGAACATACTTTGCGATATTCGCAGAGGATAAACCGTTGTAGCGGATGAACGAGAACCGCTGGGCGAGCACATCGTCAAACTGGGCCTGAATGGCATCCTGGGCCGTCTTCGGGAGTTTGGTATAATTCGGCTCTTCGCCTGCAACCGTGGTGAAAAAGAGACCCTGACGGTCAAGGAACCCATCGGAGAGACCGAGACGCTTGG